CGTTTGATGCTGTTTGACCTAAACCCGACGTTGCTGCAAGTTGGGTCTGTAGTCCTTGATTTGATAGCGCACCAAGATTTTGAATTGCATTTTCTTGCAACCCTCGTTCTTGGCCATAGTTTTGATAAGCTAATTTTCCTGCCGTGTCAGATAACGACTGTGCAAATTGATTAGATGCTCTATCTTCTAGTTGCCCCATGGCGCCTGAGCCATATCGACCTGCTCTTGAGGCTTGACTTGATACGCCCTGAATACCTTGATTAAACGTATCCTGCGCTGCACGCGCTGCGGGTTGAAACGCGCCCTGGAAGAATGGATTGCCACCCAGAAAAGCGCCTTGAGCCGTTTGGTTAGTCATACCCATTGCAGGATTATTGCCTGCGCGGTTATATACGTCTGCAAACCCACCTAATGCTGGATTTGTTGCCGTTTGCAATGCGCCAACTGTTTGTTGAGCACCTCTTAGCAACGGGCTACCCGCTAACGCTCGGTCTTGCGCCATCTGCAAACCTTGTTGCGTTTGCGATGACGGGCCAACGTATGTTTGTCCAGGGAAAAAACTTGGGCCACCCGTGTCATATAGTCGTTGTGATTCGTTTAAACCGAATTCAACAAAAGGCTTAACCATCGGGTCAAGTTCCGTTGTGACTGTTTGTCTGTCACTCCCGCCACCACCGCCGCCCATTGACATATCTATAACTCCTTGACCCAGCTCCGGGTCTTAAAACCCAATTCAACAGCAACCTTGTTCCATGCGGGTCGCCACGATGCAAAAGTAATTTGCTTACAATCCATGCTTTTTGCTATGCTTTCAACCATTTTAAACCANTCTGCTAGTTTTCCACCTAAATTTCCGTGCGCACACCAGATATGGAAAGCGTTTAATTCTTTATANCCAACAATAAAACCTATCGGTTTGTCGTTTTCCATAGCCAACCACAACACAGCAGTATTGTTAACACAGCTTGCGTAAATGTCCTCTGGTATCCAAGACTCAGGAGATTTGCGTAAAATATGTTCAAGCCCTTTTTTTACAAAAGCCCAATTAGCTCTCACATCTTTAGGTTGTATGTATGTAAACATTAACCTACCACAATATAATCATAAATTTTATTAGTTGAAACATTACCTATATCCGATATAGTTGCTGAACCATATGTTTGAGCTGATACGTACACTCCAGTTGCACCCGCAGAATCTGAAGTCTTTGGAATTAACACAATCTTACTGCTCGGACTTATGCGCTCGTCTGTCAAAATTGTTGTGTCACCCGTTACTAACGTTATTGAACCCGTGTTGTTTGTTTTGCCATCAATTATGCCGTTGACAACCTCAGAAATATCTCTAGGTTGACCGCCTTGCTGTGGCAAGCGTCTAAACATTATCTGCTACTCACTGGCTGTATTTCAATATCAACAGCCATAATTGTTTGCCACTGACCTGTAGGCTTAATTAGAAGTCGATGATATTTACCAAGGCTTCGCAATGAAACTCGATTTTCATCATCTGCATTTATATCAGCAGTGTAAACTATAGAGTTATCTAATCTAAATCTTGATGCAACAGCTACGCTTGCAGAGCCACCATCAACTTGCGGGTATGCTAGCTTTACAATTGATTGGCTACCTTCCTCAATATCTCCTGTTTCAATTTCTGCTGGCCTTGCTACACCACCGAATAGAACAATTTGTGAGCCACTAGTACCAGCAAATAGAGGCTTACCGCCAGCCCATAGCCGAGAATCAAGAGATGCGGGTATACCCTCTAAACTTGTGTAGATATTAAGTTGTTCTAGTGTAGTTCCAATAGTTGACGCGGTAGCTATGTAATCCGCGCTTGTAGTCCCAAACGACCATCTTCCTGTTTGCCAGTTGTAAAATAAAATGGTTTGAGTGGCGTTGGCATTTGGGTAACACCAAACAATTAAATGGCGTTCAGGGTCAATTGCAGATGACATCTTGTCTAATGAACCTTCACTAACATCTTCAAAAAACCATCGATCTACTTTTTCAGCACCGATTGCCGTAACTGTTTGACCGTCGCACACGTAAAATCCATCATCTGACAAAAAGAACGTTCTTGCAGCTTGTTGCACAATAGAATTCGGCTCATAGCAACCTAGCGTTCTTGAGATAGCATCAAATTGGAAAAATAATGGTGANCCTTGATAACTCATTCTATAAACTGCACGTTCTAAAAACACTATCCCAAACTCGCCACCCGTTACACCCTGTATATTACCGCCGTCTGGCAAATCTTGAAAATCAGATTGTGACGTTGCCCCCGAAACCCAATTTGTTTCATCGTTTATATCCGACCAAAACACGCGATTAGGATTACTAGAGTTGTTCGCTGCTACCACAAAGTCACGCACAACAGTGACAAAACTAGCAATTGGTGCGCTTGCTGATACATTTGCCCAAGCAGTAGACACGCCTAATTCCCAATACTGTAAAACGTTTGAACCGTTTGCACCGATCAAGGATTTACCATACTGTGTAAAATTCCACCCACTTGATGCGGTATACCCACCGGATTTTGAAACATCATCTAAGCCTAAATCATTAGGGTCGTATTTAAAAATCTTTGTTTCACTNGNGGCGAATAACTGCACTGTGTCACCAAACTTTCCTGCAACAACATTAGTCAAAGGCTCGCTTGCATCGTCTGAAAACGCTTTTATAGACGGNANTTNTCCNTANCCGTTCAACAGTGGGATAACGTTGAATGCTTTTGTAAGCGCACCAGTCAACCCCGGTTGGTCGGGCAACCACTCACCAAGCACTAACCTTTTCGTAGCCATTCATTATCACCTTTGTTAGTCTGTATCCATACATCATTGCTTACAGATATTTGATTCCAGACGTTGCCATCAATTGCAACTTGAACCCAATCTTCGCCCAACACCTCACCGTTTGCAACAGTAAAACAAACACCAATAATATTGCCTGAGCTGTCAAATATTGCATTTGCAAAACATTCAACTGTTGCAATGCCAAATATCGAACCGTCAGCCGAATATTCAACACCGCCCAACGCTGAAGTTGTTGCTATACCATTTACATCTGCACTACTTAGCCTAACGCGTATGTACTCTATTTCTACGGTTGCTGTACCATTTATGCTTGCACTTGAAGTTCTTGTGCGTATGCTATCGCTAATTGCCGAAGCTGAACCCGCAATACTTGCATTTGAAACAAATATGCCGCTGCCTAATCCAATAACTGTAGCTAGTGCATTTATTGATGCACTAAATTCTAATATACATGTATCAGCAGACTGCCAAATTGGGCTATCAAATGTGATTTGTATAGAATCAACAGTACCAAATTGATCTAACTCATCAAGAGTAAACGGCCCACAAACATCTGCCATTACGCAAGAGTTACAGTTAAGTTACCGCTTGCAATTTTAAATACATCTCCCGTATCGATAGTCTTGCTAACAGTCAACGCACCGTGATACAACAAATTACCAGCAGTGCTAGCGTCATGTATTCCAAACCAGCCAATCGTCCCCCAATCGGCAGTTGCTTGATCGAATTGAACGTCTGCATTTGTAGATGATGCTCCGTTTGATGGCGCTCCAAAAGTTGCCACTTTACGTACATAAGAACCACCCGTTACTTCAGCACCAGAACCTGCGTCTGTTGGGTCAGTTGTAAATAAACTAACATATACATTAGTCGGTACAGTGTATTGAGTGTTGCGTAAAGTACCATTGATAAGGGCGTTTTCTAAATAATTTGATAATGCAGCCATAATTTACCTCGCTGTTAAAGTCATTCTAAGTGGCACGCCACTGTGCTCAGATGAGTCATCAGATGACGCCAAAGATGATGTGCCTCTATCAAACATGCCTGCCCAAATAGAAATGCGCGGGTCATTCATAAGATAGCTTTCTGCTTCTACAAGCGCACCGTATAACAATAAATCAGGTGCTACAGCTAGAAAAACATTGCTCGGGTTATCACCACCTAAATATTCTGGTGATGCATAATACAACACCTGCAATGTGTATGATGTATCGGGCGTCGGGGCAAATTTAAATTCAGAAGCAATAATCGTGTATAAATTTGGCAATCCTGATTCTGTCACCCTGCCGTTCCGTGAAAAAACGCTTGGTGTTACATATTGCAAATCACGTACTGGGTTTGTTTCCACAAATAAATCACGCAATTCTAAGAAATCAGTTGGTAATGCTACCGTTGGGTCTCCGCCCGTCATTGATGTTGTAGACGATTTCAGCATTTGGCGTATTCGCAAATCACGCCTCAGACGCACTTCAGCAAGACGTATAAAGTCAGGTATCTGAGCAGTCAAATCAGAACGTGCAAGGTAGCTCGCAATCGTAGACTGTAAGTCGCTGTAGTTCGTTATGCCCATATTATGTCCATATTATTAAACTCTACCAGGTCTAGTTCTAAAGAAACGATTATCAGGGTCATTTAAAAACAATTTCATTTCAGGTTCATTAATAACAGCAAACCCGCGCATAATGCCTTTCCTGTTTAAATCATCAATCACTGTAAGTGGCAACCGAGCAACGTGCGTCATATCACCGTACTTATCTTGTGATTTTACTTGATTAAACATTAATTTGTTAGCCTCAATTATATGGCTAACATCTTGTTTTGTTTCTAGTATTAAACCACCATCGCCATCAGAATG